GCATGTTACCCGACATGTTACCCGACATGTTACCCGGCATGTTACCCGATTCGTCTACTCCCGAATCCTTACATAGTTCTTTAACCTCGGAAATTTTTTCATCAAAGGCAGAAACAGCAGCATCTTGACTAATATCCAACCAACTTTTAATCTCCTCCAGCTTAGATTTTAGCGACTCGTCCTTTTTCACATTCTCCATTGCCAGGAAAGTATATAACGTACTATCAAGCTCATTTCTCTTTTCAATACGAAGCATCTCATTTTCATCTTCTTGTTTATACCTCTCTGCATCCGCAACCATTCTGTCAATATCCTCTTGACTTAAACGACCCTTATCATTTGTAATCGTAATCTTGTTTTCCTTATTCGTTGATTTCTCTACCGCACTTACATTCAAAATACCATTTGAATCCACGTCAAAAGAAACCTCAATCTGCGGTTGTCCCCGAGGCATCGGTGGAATTCCATCCAAATCAAATTTACCCAATAGGTTATTATCCTTCGTCATACGTCGCTCACCTTCAAAAACTTGAATCAAAACCCCAGGCTGATTATCCGCATATGTAGAGAAAACTTGAGACTTCTTCGTTGGAATCGTTGTATTTCTTTTAATAAGAGGTGTCATCACACCTCCCGCTGTTTCCAATCCAAGAGACAAAGGTGCTACGTCCATCAATAGAAGTTCGTCTAGTCTTTCTGATTTCGTTCCAGATAAAATAGCAGCCTGGACTGCGGCACCATAAGCCACCGCCTCATCCGGGTTGATACTCTTACACAACTCCTTGCCGTTGAAAAATTCAGAAAGCATCGTCTGAATCTTAGGGATTCTCGTAGACCCCCCAACAAGTACAATCTCATCTACCTGTGACTTTGATAGCTTGGCATCGCGAAGAACAGATTCAACCGGAGCCATACATTTCCTAAAATCTGATCCACAAATATCCTCAAAACGGGCTCGCGTAAGTGTCGAATTAAAGTCAATGCCATCAACTAATGAATCAACCTCAATCATCGCAGTTGTTGAAGAAGACAAAGTCCTCTTTGCACGCTCACATGCGGTTCGTAAACGACGCAAACTACGTGGGTTTTCCTTAATATTCTTCTTATGTTTCCTCTTAATCTCCTCTGTAAAATAATCCACAATACGATTATCCAAATCCTCACCGCCAAAATTTGTATCTCCCGCTGTAGCTAAAACCTCAAATACACCATCGTCTATACTTAAAATACTCGTATCAAATGTACCACCACCCAAGTCAAAAATCAATACCGTCTTATCTCCCTTTTCAACTTTATCCAATCCATATGCAATCGCCGCCGCAGTAGGCTCGTTGATAATTCGTTTTACATCTAGACCCGCGATTTTAGCAGCGTCCTTTGTCGCTTGACGCTGAGAATCATTAAAATATGCTGGCACAGTGACTACCGCGTTCGTTACAGGTGATCCCACATACGCCTCCGCAATATCCTTCATCTTCATCAATACCATCGATGAAATCTCTTCCGCCGAAAATCTCTTGGTTTCATCCTTGAATTCAACCTCAATCATCGGTTTTTTTTGTTCCCCAGAAACAACCTTATACGGGAAATGCTTAATATTTGACTGAACCGTCGCATCGTCGAATTTTCTTCCGATCAAACGCTTGGCATCAAAAACCGTATTTGTTACATTCATAGAACTCTGATTCTTAGCAGCATCCCCAATAAGACGCTCGCGATCCGTAAATGCAACATAGCTTGGTGTTGTTCGGTTACCCTGGTCATTTGCAATAATCTCTACCCTATCATTCTGATAAATCGCTACGCAAGAATAAGTTGTTCCCAGGTCAATTCCTACAGAAGCCATGTTTTGATATTAGTAAGATGACTTTAAACCAAAAAAAATAAGTTTAACGTAAGTTTAGTTTTTTTGAATTGGGATAAAAGAGGATTCATAGTCATATGACTCATATTCTAAATCGTCATTAACATCCATAACCAAGTCAATTGTTTCATCATTTACCGGTTTTTTCTTATCCCTCACTATCTTTGCTTTTATTTTAATCGCCTTTTTCAAACTATTCTTTGTACCCTTTTTATCCATCTCATCTCCAACATCCTCATCATTGTCATCCTCTTCATCTTCGACAATATCCTCGTCATTTTCATCCTCTTCATCTTCGTCAATATCCTCGTCAATATCTTCGCCAATATCATCATCATTGTCATTTGATTCGTCTTCTTGTTCCTCGAGTTCGTCTTGTTCCTCGAGTTCACCTTGTTCCTCGAGTTCGCCTTGTTCCTCGAGTTCGCCTTGTTCCTCGAGTTCTTCTTGTTCTCCGGGATCTCCACCAGATTCCTCATGAGCGGGTTTGTTACAGCAACAAATTCCATGTGCTTCTTCCAGTGTCAACGAATTTGAAATTTGTCTTATCATTGTCTTAGTATCATCATTGTCTATTTTAAACAATACAGCTGTTTCTACCACGCTTTCGGGCTTCTCAAACGTCCATAGTATCCAGTGGTCATCCTCTGTATATCTTTTTGGAGCATTATCGGTCAAATATAAAGCGATATAATACTCGGATGATTCACGTTTATAAGGTCCTTTTAGTACATGATTTTTGGGGTATACCCCCTTTGATACCTTTTTATGTATAAAACGAAGCAAATCTTCCTCCGTTTGAATCGCATCGAGTGTTTTTGAAATAGCCTTGGGTGTATAAATTTCCGGCGGACCTTCCTTTTTGAACAAACACCACTTCATCTGTTATGTTTAATTCGTTGATTTTATATCATTTTTATTTTAAATGGAAACACATAAGACCGCTACTAGGATAATCCATGTATTATTATCGCCTTTTGGACCATCTTTACAGAAGATTTATAATGAATTTCAGAATGGTAAGGGTGGTGCATCAGATTTAGCTAAAAAGGTAAAAATACAACTTCCATTGGATACACTCTTATGGGTATTAAAGAAAGTAAGAGATGTTTTTTCTTCACAACCCGTATTTTTAGATCTCGATGGACCCGTAAATGTATGCGGTGATATTCATGGTCAGTATTCTGACCTAGTTCAGATATTTTTTAGACTCGGATTTCCAAGTACACAAAATTACTTATTTTTAGGAGACTATGTAGATAGAGGAGATAGAAGTATAGAAGTTATAATGCTTTTATTTTGTTATAAAATTATCTATCCACAAAGGTTTTTCATGTTACGTGGAAATCACGAAAGTGCTTCCATAACAAAGCACTATGGTTTTTATAAAGAATGTATGGATAGATATGGCTCTAATGCTTTATGGAAGTCTTGTATAGAAACGTTCAATATGATGCCGTGTTCTGCTAGAATAGGTAGACGCATTCTTTGTATGCACGGTGGATTGTCACCAAATCTTACACATGTATCTCAACTTAATACAATAAAAAGACCCACTGATATACCAGATACAGGTTTATTATGTGATATATTATGGTCCGATCCAGAAATGAACAATGATACTATAAGAGGTAAATGGGGAGAAAACTCGAGAGGTGTATCTTATACATTTGGTGAATCTACCCTTGATAAATTCTTAAAAAATAATGATCTTGACTTAATTTGTAGAGGACATCAAGTTGTTGAAGACGGATACGAATTTTTCGGTGGACGAAAGCTCGTTACCGTATTTTCTGCACCCAGATATTGTGGTGAATTCGACAATAAAGGTGCGGTCTTAGTTGTATCAGAAGATATGACATGTAGCTTTGTTCTATTTGAGTAATAAAATTCACACTAATAATAATGGCATATTGTTCGGTAGAAGAAGCATGGGGTGCACCACTCACACCCCCACCCTCCATGTTTGAAAACAGTACCTGTGAATCCGGATCAGAATCACAGTTACAGAAACAAAAGCAAGTATATACCGTTGCCCCCCCCAAATCAGAACAATTTGATGGGTCAATTACCGATCCACCTCTTCGAGGATCTTTATTAGGTGGTTCTATTCCCGACCCCTTTGAAAGCTCGGAAGATATCCCCCCTACCCATAAAACCACCCCAAGTACCACAAAAAAACTTGTTGAATTTAAATCAAATGATGGTGTTACGCAAAGACTTGATCAACTTATAGATATATTGAGCAAAAAAAATTGTACATCTTGGACAGATGTGCTTGTATTTGTATTTTTGGGTATTTTTGCTATCGTCGCAATGGATCTATTTTTCAGATTCGGAAAATGGATGATTACAAAGTCCAATTCTCTTCCAAACGTCGGAGCTCCACAATATGTTCAATTCGCACCACAAGCCTCCTCTCAAATACCACCTCAAGTCGTCCCCCAAGTCCCTCCTCATGTTCCTTCACAATTAGGTGGATATGTTTATTATCATCGCTAATTTGAACATCGGACTACATCTGCCCACGAAGAATCTTTAATAATCGGTTTACCAATAAGATTATTGGATTTTTCAACCTTGGTATCATTCTTTTTATTCTGATCTCTCTGATCTTTCCAGTGTGTCGGTCGCCTTTTCCTTCTATATGCATTTTTATTCATATCATTCGTAGAATTGGACCTTAGAATTTTAGCTTTACTAATCCATCTATCCAATTTTTCCGGCAGAGGAGTTTTACGAGATATAGTTGGATTAGACGAATACACATTCCCAGTTGAAAGTGACTTTTGAGTAGTGGAAATACCCCCCCTTGTAGGAATCAGCTTATCAAACTCTTCTCGAAATTCCTTTTCCTCTTCAACTGTGACTTCGGGGACTTCGGGGAGTTCATGAGAGTTTTCCATAGACTGTTCCTCTGAGTCATCCAAATCCCCCCAATTAGATGTATTGTATTCGAACATTATTTGTATGCTGTGTTGGTTTATAACTTGTAAAGCGATTCGCTTTCATTTTTTCTTTTTCGTTGTAATGAGCAACAAAGAGTTCCTAGATATATATTCTCTAACACAAGAACGCGACAAAAAAATACAAAATAGACTTAACATATTCGATGAAATCCTAAAAAAGTGTCATAAGAAAATTAAACAAGCTGCAGATTCAATGAATGCAAAATGTGTATTTGTTATACCCGAATACGTTGTTGGTATGCCTCTATATAACTCGGAAATGTGTAAGGTATTTCTAGTAAATACACTGCGAGAAGAAAAGTTTGACGTGAAATTCTTTTTTCCCAATATATTGTTTATTTCATGGGAAAAAGTACTCCCACCAAAAAAACAGCATCTCATGTTTCCTCCACCGATACATCAAAATATGTTACAAATACCTTCAAACAACGGACGAGACTCATACAATGTACCACCTCATACAAACTTGCTCTTACCAAATAAGTCACTCTTCATAGATAATACGATGAATTCTCGAAAATCCCATATTCAATTTATAAATAATGAACCCGAACTTACTTCTTTGAAAAAACAAAATAACACTCAACTCAAGTATGTAAAAACCGGAAAGCTATTCGGTTGATATCTTAATATTAGATGTCATCCTAATCATTTCCGGCCGATGTTCTGTGCGAACTTCGCTGCTAAAGCCGCAGCACTCGCAGCACTCGCAGCACTAGCATTCGCTTCTAAAGTCTTCGCTAAAGTATTCGGTGCAGTACCCGGTAAACTCGGTAAACTCGATAAATTCCCCATACCCTCCATACCCGGTAATCTCGAAAACACATCAACCAAAGGACCAAATACACTATTAACAATTTGCATCAATATATTGTATGATCCTATACGAATGCCAATATGCTGAAGGGGGGGGGAAAACGTAACTACAACTAAGGATATTACTAAGCATGAACCAAGTACCATAAGTATAATCAAAAACGCTAGAATAATCTTACTCATGTGCTCATTTTTATCATCATTCAAGAGCAATCTAATTGATACAAAACATGTATTTACAATATTAATTAACAATATCGAATGATATATGCAAAATACGATCGTGGAAATTATAGCAATATAGGTTAACCCAGGATTAAGTTTAACAGCTACATTCAAGATGAATATGAGAAACAAACAAATTATTTTAAATATGAATATTAATGCAATAAACTTGGCGATTCCTCGAATTATAACCTTAATGGGTGTCTTTTTTTTGTTAGATGATTTTTTTTTTGTTTTTTTACTCGGTGATTCATTTGATTTATCATTTGATTTATCATTTGATTTATCACCTGATTCTTCATTTGATGTTTCACTTGGCATGCTTTGTTCTTCTTCCATTAAACTAAAATATATTTTCTATGAGTATATATATGGCTGGCATAACATCGCACTGCAATATATATGGTTTTCTAGGTCTGGTATTTATATTGACAAGCATAGGTATGATATTTTTTACTTCACCCAAACTTATAAAAAACCTAGAAAAAACACTAGATGATCAACAAAAGAAATCATATAAAGCAATTGTTCGTGAGCGTCGTTCCATTTATATGATGGGGTTCGCCGTAGCACTTATATTTACACTCTTATACACTTATATTGGTCCTCAAGAAGGACTCTTCTACGGCTCTATAACAGTATTTTTACTCGTTCATTATCTTTTCTATATGATTCACCCAAAATCAAAATTCATCATCGAAATACTAGATAAGAAGGAACAAAGAGAAGCGTGGATCAAAGTATACCGAAAGATGAGTCTCGCATATCACCACGCCTTTTTACTATCTGTTATTGGAACAGGACTCTTCTTGAAGATCTCATGCTAAAAATGAACAAAAAAGCATAATTAGAAGATAATTATAATATAAACATATAATAACTTGCAAACGAAGATGCAAACTAAGATGCAAACTAAGATCCAAGATATGTCAAAAAAGGTCATTCATGAACTCAATCGTCGCAATAAATTTTATCGTACAAAGTTACAAGATATTGTTGCATGGACAACAAGTCGTTGTGAGATGAATGGCACGAGTCCACAAAAGATTCGTCAAATTCTATCACATGCACTTGGAGAATTGGGTATCCCTCAAGAAAAGGTCCTTCATATTTTGGGAGGGTTCTATTCGAATCTTCGTGAATTTGATGCTTCTCGATTTATATCAAATATATCAAACGCTGGACGCAAATACTATGAAAAAGAACATATTTATGATTTGTTCAACAAAAACACACAGCAAAATACGGTAGATACATTTCTAGATGCACTTGAAATTTCTAACTTTCACTTTTACTCCTCTGCATCGGTCACCGCCCTGTGTGTATTTACACAGTGTATTCTCATGGGTGCTCGTGGCGAAAATGAAGGATTCGGGTCTGCCCCGAATATTGTTGAAATTGCAAAGTCACGTCAGGCAACACGAATCGCCAAGATTGAACATGCAGAGGCTCAGAAAAGAGCAATTGCCATACAAGAGTCTAGAATGCGTGCATATTATAGTCGTCAACAAGACGACGAAGACGAAGACGAAGACAAAAATACAGAGAATACGGACAACTCAAACGAAAAACTCGAAAATGAACAATTGGCAGATAGCTGGGAAGATCTCCTGGCTTAGGTCTTAAATAATAACTTTATATCTTCGTTAGGATATACATAATCCAAAACAGGCTGGTCTTCATGTCCCTCTTTAAGTAGATCATATTTACCCGTTATGGTACAAAGCCTATATATATTGAAATTGTCTTCTATCTTAAATTTTTCTGGGTTTCTCGTTGCAAAATTTACACTTATACTACCTTCAACACCACTAATTATGCGATGAAAAATTCCCGCTGGCCATACAACCATAGCAGGTCCATCGTAATATAACTTATCGTTTTTATAAACCCTGTCTGGATTTACAATAAAACTTGCTTTTGTTAAGGTTTTTGGATCAAATATATCAATATACCGTGTTCCCTGGAGAACAAGTAAATTATCATCCTGTCCTGGGTGCATATACCACGGTCTTTTCACAGGAACGTCATTATCGTGTTCAGATGAACAGGCTACCGGTGCAGGTGATATTGAATTTGCACCATGAATAACACGGTCTATACCACTTATCTTAGGAATATCAGACGGAACCATCTCGTCGAATTTAACACCCTTTGTCCTCCTCAATACTCTTAAAGGAATGATTCTATACATATTATTATAATGTATTCTATTCCCTTTATATTTTCAATCCACTCAATATTATATACGTGATAAAAAGCTGAAATCGAGATTTGAACTCGAGACCTTCTGTTTACAAGACATATGCTCTACTCCTAAGCTATTTCAGCCAAATTGGACGCCTCTGCGAACTTCGATTGTACACTAAACGGGAATCGAACCTGTGGCTTGAGAATGGAAGTCTCAAATGTTACCACTGCACCATTAATTAGTGTTAGTTTTAATCCATTTGGATTATAAATATTCCATCAAAATCTATACTCTTTTTTCAAATTTAAACAAAGAATATAAAGGAAATTGAATAATGTAGATTATGAAAAACAATTGTCAAAAAACAATTGTTTAGTAGTCAGACAAAAATTCCAAATGCGTTTATTTTGTCTTAAAATTTTTAAAATGTTATATTGTAGTTGAAAAATTTATTCTACAATATTTTTGGGGTTGTTTTCTTTTTTGAACTCTCAACGGGTGATGATAAAGTAGGATTTTGGTGAAATATGGCTCCATAGCTCAGTTGGTCAGTAGCATAGGTCTGTTATATCCCCCATCTTGATTTTATTAAGATGCAGAAAACCTAAGGTCGCAGGTTCAAACCCTGCTGGAGTCGTTTTTTAAATTTATTTTAACAGTCAAAATGAATTAAAAAAATGTTATAAGAATAACTGTTAAAATAGTTATTATGTAATCATGCCAGTTGCTTTTACCCAATCACAAGTTAAGGAATATCTACTTTCAAATGGATGTGAACTCATAAATGATTATTTAAATAGTACAACGAATATTCAAATAAAATGTCATTCAATTAGGAGAGATTCAAAATAATCGTTGTACCTACAGTAACCGTGAATTAGAATGGGGTATTAACACTGATAATAAATGCTCTATAGATAGAATTGACTCAGATAAGGGTTATACACAAGACAATGTTCAACTCGTATGTTTCACGGTAAATAAAGCGAAAAGCGACATGACACACGAAGGATTCCTTCAATTCATTCAAGAAATTTATCATAAAAAACCACTCATCTCATTAGATGAAGAAACTAACCAACCGAATATTAAAAAAACTAACGCAATGTTAAGTGTATCAAGAGCATCGGCAAAGAAGAGAGGTTTAATTGGTCGCGAAGAAGCATCAACCCATACGCTTACAAAAGAAGAAGTCATTGATATAAGTTATAAACAAGGACACAAATGTGTTTATACAAGACATAATTTATGGAATTCGACAGAAAAACCAAGTATAGATCGTATAGATTCAAGTAAAGGATACATAAAATCAAATATTCAAATCATAACTTTAAAAGCAAATGTCGCAAAAAGTGACCTACAAGAAGATACCTTTATGGAACTCGTAAAAGACATCTATAACCATTCATGTACCAATTAGTCAATTTTAAAAAAATGATTATATAAGTAACTTTGAAGCAAAAATGGAATTACCTTTGTGTCCTCCTAATTCTCTGGTTGTTACGCCTCCTAAAATTCCAAATCAAACAAATTATGATGAAAAAACTTTACAAACTATGAATTCTAAATTGATAGAACTACAACATATGATGTTAATTTTTGGAAATGAATTTAATATGAAGACTGCTCGTGATTATTTGATGAAACTGGGATATGATATATCCATTGTATCGTTGAATCATAATTTCAAAAATGGTATTTTCACTTTTATTAAAACTTTATAAAAACTTTATAAAATTTT